GCTACGGAGAAAACTTAACCAATGGGACTAAGGGCGGAGATGGTAGTCCTGCCGGATGGAGGCATAAAAAGGAAGCGGTTGATAAAATTATTATTGCACTAAAACAAAGATCTAAAGAAAGTAGGCGGATTGCGGCAGCTAAAGCGTCAATAAAGTTAACCGGAGGTCACGCCACTGAAATTGCAAAAAAAAGACTAAGTGATTCTCATATTGAATTTTGGAAAAGTTTAAGTGACGAGGATAAAAAGTTGAGAATAGGCGGATTAAGGAGGGTTTGGACAGACGAAGATAAAAACAGGGCATCTGAAACGTGCACTGGGCTAAAACACGAATTGGCTACATCAAAATATAGGGGAGTTTCATGGTTTAAAAGAGATGGGCGATGGAGGGCGTGGTTACATTATAATGGTAAGCAATTGCATTTAGGATATTTCGATAATGAAATAGACGCTGCTCATGCATTTGACCAGCGTGTGCGTGAATTGCGCGGTGATTTTGCTCGGTTAAATTTCCCGGATAATAGTGTATGTGAAATATAAAATATATTTATTAGTTTTGACAAAACGATAATTTATGGCAGGAAACGGAAGATGTCTAATCCAAACAGGCGCTACTGATGATGACATTATTAGTGAGTTATATAATTTGGACAGAGGGTTTAGTGATTTGGTTTCAGAAATTGATCCGCCACTTGGGATAACTATTCCTATGCTTGTGAGATATATGGTATTTGCGTATGATAAGAATTCGCATATAGCCATAGAATTTAAGTCTAGGTGGATTCAGAAAAAAAAGGAAAGTGCTATCAGAGCCGGATTTCCAACGATTAATGATGGGAATCTACTTAAATTTACTGTAGAGTCTGAGTCGATAATATTCAATAAGAATCCGCAATTTTCAGACTTGATAATGTTATACCTATTCATACAGTGGGATTCAGATTGGCTGATGCATTCGGTGTACAACGAAATGTATTATAATGTAATGAAAGATTTACAGAAATATAACTACGATAAGCCGTCAGACCTACAAAAAGCAAAACAAAATGCGGAAGATATACGTGAAGATATTGATAAGTTAAATTATAAAATATTTTCAGGAATGGAGGATCGAACGTTGGTTAATTTGCTCTACGAAGACTCATATAGAAAAAGTCTTGATCTTCGTCCCGAACAGTTGATAACTAAAAAAGAGCGCGGAGAACCTGTCGTTGATATTACCCCTTATGGATCAAATTATGAGATTCCTGTTTTAAAATTCATAGGCGACCAATGAGCGATGACTACTGCAAATATTCCCCACTTTATACCGATGCAGACCGGTCTTTTGTCGTAAACTTCAACTCCAAGAATTTACGACCAATTCGTATAAGTTTACCTGCACCACCAAAACTTTCACTAATTGACGGATTTGGGTTACATCCTGACGATCAAAAATTCAATAGATTCGAGATGCCAATAAAATTGATGGCACTTCAAAAGAAAATACTACGCGACTTTCAGGATTCAGTAAGGTCGGCTAATGGGGTAAACATATTACAGGCGTATTGGAATACACTTGAAGCTGACCGAAATAATTACGTAGATGAAATCAACTTTATTAAGCGATTCATTTACTTCATGAATTACGGGTATTGGTGTTATATTGACGGTAAGCCTACGTTCATTCCGGGTTGGTATTTTTCATATCTGAATATTCATCGAATGACAACCGAGAAGGGTTATCAATATCCTGAGTATCGTAAAAAGGGATTATACCGCTTCCTGTTTCGCCATTACATTTGGAATACTACCGAAACGTTTGCTGACTTGGATAAAGAAGGCATTGCTTATAAGGTTATGGACGAAAATGGCAAACTTGTTTACCGGATGGCAGATGTAGGAAAGAGAACATTCTTCGGAACTATTGAGCCTAAAGATAGGCGCGGAGGATTGACAAATGAATACTGCCATATCATAACCCGGATAATGACAAGTGAGCGTGGTGCCGATAAATTGGGCACTATCGTGAGCCTTGGAGGAGAAAACGCAGAAACACATTTTAGGAAGAAACTGATTCCCGCCTGGAATAGTTGGTATTTATTCCTTAAGCCAATTTGGAAGGGTGGAATGAATGTGGTCAAACAGTTAGAATTTACCGCTTCTATGCCCACAGACATCGAAACTCTTGATTGCATGATAAACTATACCGAATCAGCAGAAGACCTCGCTAATGACGGAAAAATGATACTTGCGGCAGGATACGACGAACAAGGTAAAGGAAAGAGAACCGGAAATGTACAAACACGTTGGCAGATCAACAAAGAAACAATGTCTCTTGGTGGCGGATCAAAGATTATCGGATTCTGCATGCACCCATCCACGGTAGAACAAATGAATGAGGGTGGGGCAGATTTTAAGGAGATGGCAGACAGTTCAAATTTTTACCAGAGAAAAGCTGACGGACAAACAACGTCTGGATTATCCCTTTGTTATATGCCAAGTTCGTTTTGTTTGGAAGGATTTATTGATGCATGGGGCAATCCTGTTTATGAGAAACCAACTCCAAGACAGATTCAGGCAGGTTTCGAAAGCAGAATTGGGAGCTCGGCTTATATTCGGAATAAACGCAAGGATTTAAACGTGCCCGATGATCCGAAGAAGATGAGTGACCTAAAGAGTTTTGTCCGTAAATTCCCCGAAGACTACGATGAGTGCTGGACAGGAGTATCGGGACAGTTGGGGCTTGATAACGACAAGCTCAGAGAAAAAATTATCGAACTTGAAAATAAATCTCAATCCAAGCGAGGTAATTTCTATTGGATTGACAAAGCGCACTATATTGTTGGGTTCAACGAATGTGCAGATGGTCGATGGGTGATTTCCTACGAGATGCCTTATGGAACAGCAAACAGGATGTCGTCAATGATGGATTACAGTGCGATTGAAGATGATGAGATACTTGTAAACCGACCTGCTGATCCTAAATTTATCGTAGGATTAGACCCTGCTCAATTTTCGAATAATGCAGAAGCAGTTCATATTAAGGGCGGTCATACTAAAAAATCTGACACCGGTATCTGTGTTTTACGCAAACGCGATAAGGAAATTGATAAGTCCGATAATCCCGCAGAATGGACAACAAGACAGATTGTGGCATTCTTTCGGGAAAGGCTATCTTCATCCATAGAAGCTGCAAACGAGGCTTTAATGGCAGCTATTTACTATGGAGGATTGATACATTGTGAGCGCAACAGATCAGAAGTATGGGAAAGATTGATCGAATGGAGAATGGGCGGATACCTGAATTATGACGTAGAAATATCTGCACAGGGAGACATGAGAAAGGCTGCAAAACCGGGAACTCACATGGGACCAGAAAATAAAAAGGATGGATTCGCATTATTAGGAAATTTTATTACATTTCACTCACGAATTCAGAAGGTCAAAGAGTGGATGAAAGAAGCTGATGAAATATCCTCAATGGAACAGCTTACCGGGTATGATGGACTTTCTGCTGTGATCGAGGCATTATTTGGGGATGAAAGCCCTTATGCTGAGATCATGTCGAAAGATTTCGGTGATTCAGATGAGGTATTTAGCTTAGGCGCAACTACTTATAACTATTGATCATGGCAGTTATTAAGACTAACGAGAAACTAAAAGTTCAAAAGGAAGCCCACTACAAAGAAGGGTCATTCGTCTATCCTGATCAAAATATCCCTGTCGATAAAAAGACAGAAGAGTACCATAAGATGTGGTGTGAGAAAATTTACAACCTTCACCTGAACGGGAGAACATGGATGACTACTGCTACCCGAAATACGATTGAAGAAAACCGCAGATGGTCAAATGGAACTCACGACACAAGATTTGCAGTTGATTTAATATTTGGCACAAGTAATGATCCTACTCCTGAGAGCGCCTTTGATGCAACAGGAAAGGATGTACGCGACATTAACGGACAGACTCCATCATCAGGAAGAAAAGCTTGGGCGAACTTGGATTTATCGCCCGTAAGCGTTGCCCCAAAAATCAAGACTAAAATAAATGAGCACAGCCGGTCTATGTATTACGAAATGGCTGTTCGTGCTATTGATTCATTCTCGATCAAAACTGAGGAATCAGAAAAATATAAACTTTGGTTTTATAAAGAAAATCAGAAATGGGTTGATTCCCAAATGGCAGCAGCAGGTATAGGTGTATCCGAACCTGACTTCATGCCCCGCAATCTTGACGAATTAGAACTTTATGCCGCTAATGGTGGTATCAGGGTGCCGTATTCGATTGCGATGGAAGATTTGATTAAGCACACCTTTGAAATTTCTGATTGGGATAAAGAGGTTGCAGAAAAGGTTAAGGATGATCTTTTGACTAATGGTTATGCAATTATCAGGGAGAGATTCGACAGAGAGATTAACCGTGTTGTTGTTGAGTATAAGGACATCGCACATTCGGGGATGCAGTTTTCTTCAAGGAAATCATTTAAGAACTCGGAATTTGGGTACGACAATGATTTGATCGAGATATCTGTTATCCGGCAACGATTGGGTTTATCATGGGAAGACGCATCAGCATTGGCAAGGTCTTATGCTGGGCAATACGGAAACCCTACCCAGGATAGATGGGAAAACTACAATAAACAAGTTGGAGAGGGATCATCATCTTATGCAAGTTTTGACGCCTTTAAGATACCGGTATTCAGCACAGAATGGATTGATATTGACAATGAGCAATACCTGAGATTTACTGATCAGTTCGGAAGAAGAAGAGAAAAAGAATATCGCGGAGAAGTACATGATGACGAAACATTAATGGATAATCAGATCAGGTACGTCCGTAAATGTTCGTGGGTAGTCGGTACTGATTATGTATTTGATTGGGGTAAAAGTGAATATATCGCCAAGGATAAATTTGGAATGCCAAGGTTGAGTTATCGCGGTGTTATGCTGGCAACTACGCCGATTATTGTACAGATTAAGCCGTTCTTGAAAGGATTTCAATTGGCATGGATTAAGGCACAACATGCAATCGCACAGGCAATAGCCAATGGATTTGCTGTTGATGTGGGTGCATTGAAAGAAATATCCATCGGTAAGGATAAAAGTTGGGATGCGCTTGAAGTGTTAAAATTCTACAAACAGAGTTCATTTCTGTTATACAAGAAAAACAATTCACTATCAGGCTTTGGGAGATCAGCTTCACCGCCGGTTATTCCAATAAATAATTCATCTCACGAAAACATTCGCGCTCAATTCGAGGCAATGTCAAAAGAGTTGTCGTTAATTGAAACCACTTCTGGAATTTCAGGAATCTCGACAGGAGAACAGGCTGACCCGAACGTAGCCAAATTCAACATGCAGATTTCGGTTCAGGGCACTAATGAGATTATCAATAATATCGTCAGGGCAGTGACCGATTTACAGGAAGATGTTTCGGTAAATGTATGCTACCGGATCAGGCAGTATTGTCATTTGAATAAAGTCATAGCAGATTCTTATGCCGAGGTAATTGGAGAAACAAGAATGAAGGCCGTACTCGATGCAGAAAAGAATCATGTATCTTATGGCATAACCATTGAGGCTCAGGACATTACGGAAGAAAAAAGAAATATTATGGCGATGGTGCAGCAATTTATGGCACCTAATCCCGATGGAAGTCCAAGTAATATAGCAGAGGGAATTCATATAATGGACATGATTCATCAGCGCCAAAATCTGCGCCGTATTGGAATGGTGCTTGGATATATGATGGAAAAGAAATCCGAAAAGCAACAGGCAGCCAAATTAGAGGCTATCAAGGCTCAGAACGACCAATTGAAACAGCTTGAAGTAATGAAACAGCAGGCCGCCAAGCAGGATCAAGATTACAATATGGAATTTTTAAATCGTGAGTGGTGGAGTCAATTTACTGTTAAGTGGGGAAAAACACCTGATCAAATGCTAGGATTAGGCAGCATGCCTCAACAAGGCGCACAAGGGTCGCCTCAGCCACAAGAACAACAAGCACAACCGGCAGAAATGCCACAACAAATGATGACGCAACAAACTTAAAAATAAATTTATGCCAGGATTAGAAGATTATTTAAACAATCTCGGAACCCAAACCGAAACAGAAGTATTGGAGCAAACCGGGGAACAGGTCGAAGAACAGACTGAAGAAGTTGTCGAACAGACCGAGGAGCAGGTTCAGGAAACTGAAGCCGAAGTAGTAGAAGAAATTGCACAGCCGGAAGTTGACATCGACAAACTTCCCGTAGAAAAGAAATTAGCCATTGCCAGTAAACTGTTTGGCATGGAATTTACCACAGAAGCCGAGGTAGAATCATTTAAGGCTAAGTTCTCGAATCTGGAATCAGCGCAGAAACATATCGAACTTATTCCGAAATTAGTCGAAAAAATCAAATCATCTCAAAATATCCTCTCGTACTTCCCTGATGAGGCAGCCTATAAAGTTGCCCAGCTCAGTAAAAGCGAAGAATACAAGGGGAAAGAAGCTGTTATAAGCAAGGTGTTACACAGTAACATCGCTGAATTACCGTCACTCGAAGTGTTAGAACTTGCTGCAAGATTAGATGCCCC